CTTGCCGTCTGTGGGGTTAAACCTAAATGCTCCCGTGTAAACGGGGGCTTTTTTAATATTTAAGGAGAATTATTATGGCATTACCTAATGGTGCAGGTGGTTATCAGCTAGGCGACGGTAACTTAACAGAAATTAACATGAGTACGCAAGTAGCCCCAACAGCTAAAGCAGCAGCAGCAACTTTAACAGCCGCTGAATTAGCAACAGGGATTATTACTTTTGATGGAGCTGCGGGTGCTTTAACAGTACCTACAGGCGCCGCATTAGACGCTGCTTTTCCAAGTATGAAAGTTAATAGCTCTTTTGAGTTTAATATTATTAACTTAGACTCAACCGATGCTGCAACAGTAACCGCTAACACAGGTTGTACGTTAGTTGGTGTAGCTGCTGTTGCGGCTGTTACAGCTTGTACTTGGCGTGTTCGTAGGACGGGCGACGCAACGTATGTATTCTATCGCGTAGCTGGTTAATATTAATCCCCCGCTTCGGCGGGGATTTTAAAAGGAAAAATTATGTCCTCTAGTACCAAACCAATCGGCGTTGCTTTTGAAGATCAAGACATTATCGGATCTAACTTTGTATTAGCTGGTGGCCAGTTGGGCTACACCGCAGAAGCAAGCGGTACAGTAACTCAATTGACAGACAAGTCTACAGGGGTAACCCTGAACAAGTCTGCTGGTCAGATTACACTAAACAACGCCGCTTTAGCTAACATCACAAACGTCTCGTTTACTTTGACCAACAACACAATCAGCGCAAAAGACGTTATAGTTTTAAGCGTTGCGTCTGGTGCTACCGCTGGTGCATACAACTGCTGGATTTCTAGCAAAACTACTGGAAGTTGCACAATTACAATACGTAATCTTTCAGGCGGTTCGCTGTCTGAGGCTTTTGTGCTTAACTTTGCAGTTATTCACGTTTTATAATGCTAAATGGGGGACTTCGGTTCCCCAACTAACTATGACTATATATTTAAGACATCCTGATCACGGTAGTAAAGTTGCTACGATGGAACAAGAAGCAGAATTTGATGAACAAAATGGCTGGGTGCGTTATACTAACGATACGTTATCTGAAGAAGAAGTGATTGCGGCTCCTGTCAATACATTGGAAGTAAAAAGACGTCGTAAAACTATCGAGTAAAGGGTGAGTTATGGCAATTTATACCGCCAACGATCAAATTAATGGGGCGCTACGTCTATTAGGGGTATTGGCTGAAGGTGAAACGCCGTCTGCCGCCACATCGCAAGATGCTTTAGCTGCTTTAAATCAAATGATTGATTCATGGAATACTGAGCGTCTATCAGTATTCTCTACGCAAGACCAAGTATTCAATTGGCCACCTAATGTACTAAGTAGGACACTAGGCCCTTCAGGTGACTTTGTAGGTAATCGACCTGTTCTACTAGACGATTCTACGTACTTTATTGATCCTGCCAACGGTATCTCGTTTGGTATCAAGATGATTAATCAACAGCAATATAACGGTATTGCGGTTAAAACAGTCACTAGCACTTACCCGCAAGTCATATTTACCAATATGACGTACCCTAATATTGAGATGTTTATATACCCTAAGCCAACTAAAGTGTTGCAATGGCATTTTATTTCGGTTCAGGAGTTAACCCAGCCAGCTACGCTTGCGACTAATATATTGTTTCCACCAGGCTATTTAAGAGCTTTTAGGTACAACTTAGCGTGTGAGTTTGCCGCCGAATTTGGTGTAGAGCCAAGCCCACAAGTGTCACGGATTGCAATAGCGTCTAAGCGCAACATAAAACGTATTAACAACCCAGACGATATTATGTCTTTGCCGTACAGTATTGTTGGTACACGCCAACGCTACAACATATTTGCTGGCAATTATTAAGGATAAAGTATGCCAAATATAACTATCACAGGTTTGCCAGTTGCAGCAGCTGCCGCGTCTACAGATGTGTTTCCTATCGTTCAAAGTGATAATGTTACTAGACAGATAACCAATGCGTTAATATTTACAGCACCTACTATAACTAGCCCTACTTTAATAACCCCTGCATTAGGAACACCCGCAAGTGGCAATTTAAGTAACTGTACTGGTGGCCCTGTATTTACTACGCCAAACATAGGTATTTCTACAGGCACAAGTTTATCAACAACAGGCAATCAAGTTATTTCAGGTTCAGGTAAGCAAGGCTACACTACAGGTTCAGGCGGTGCTGTAACGCAAATTACTAGCAAAGCAACAGGCGTAACGCTAAACAAACCAACAGGGCAAATTACGTTAAACAACGCTGCATTAGCGGCTGATACAACCGTATCGTTTGTTCTAACTAACTCAGTAATTGAAGCTAATGATATTTTAGTGTTTAATCATATTAGCGGCGGCTCACCAAGCGCGTATACGTTTAATGCACAATCAATAGCTGGATCTGCAAATATTAATGTGCGTAACATTACTACGGGTTCGTTATCGGAAGCTATCGTACTTTCTTTTGCGGTAATTAAATGCGTTATTGCATAATATATGAAAACCCCGATTTTAGGTCAAGCGTATGTAGCTAGAACAATTAATGCGGCAGACAACCGCATGGTTAATCTATTCCCTGAAGCGACACCTGAAGGCAGTAAAGACACGGGTTTTCTTAATAGAGCGCCAGGGCTTAGAACATTAGTTAGTGTTGGCACAGGGCCTATTCGAGCTGTATGGGCAAATCAAACACGCGGTGAAGATGCTTTTGTTGTATCAGGTAGTGAGTTTTATCGGTTAGATGTTAATTACGTGGCTAGATTAATAGGGGTTGTATCAGGTACAGGCCCCGTGTCTATTGCCGACAATGGCACGCAATTATTTTTAGCGTGTAATCCTGATGGGTTTATATACAACAAGACCACGCAAAATTTTCAACAGATTACAGATCCTGATTTTCCAGGCGCTGTAACAGTTGGTTACATAGACGGCTATTTTGTATTTAACCAACCAGACTCTCAAATTGTTTGGGTTTGTGACTTATTAGACGGACTATCTATTAGCCCGTTAAATTTTGCTAGCGCTGAAAGCGCGCCTGACATTCTATTATCTTTAGCGGTTAACAATCGTGAAGTATGGTTGTTTGGTACTAACTCTACCGAAGTTTGGTATGACGCAGCGCTCCCTGGCTTTCCTTTAGCACCTATCCAAGGCGCGTTTAATGAAGTCGGTTGTTTGGCTGCGTACTCTGTAGCTAAACTTGATAACAGCTTATTTTGGTTAGGCGCAGATGCTAGGGGTTTTGGTGTTGTATACCGTAACCAAGGTTATAACGCTTTACGTGTATCTACCCACGCTATTGAATTTGCCATACAAAACTACGCCGTGTTAACGGATGCAATAGCGTACACATACCAGCAAGAAGGTCACTCTTTCTATGTGTTGACTTTCCCGACTGTAGGCAAAACATGGGTTTACGATGTGGCTACAGGTTTATGGCATGAGCGTGCAGGCTTTAAAAATGGTGACTTTACTCGCCACCGTTCTAACTGTCAGATGAATTTTAATCAAGAGATTATTGTTGGCGACTTTGAAAACGGTAATATTTACGCTTTAGACTTAGATGTGTATAGCGATGGCACAAATATTCAGAAATGGTTACGCTCTTGGCGTGCGCTACCACAAGGCGCTAACAACTATAAACGTACGGCGCAACATACTTTACAGCTCGATGCTGAGACAGGTGTTGGACTTAATCTATACCCCGAATACGAAGTAGCCGAAGAACTAACTACGCAAAATGGGTTTAACCTTGTTACGACTATTAGTAACGACCCGTTGATTACTACAATCCATACAGCAGCACCAGGCTATTATCCTCAAGCCATGTTGCGTTGGTCGGATGATGGTGGTCATACTTGGTCTAATGAGCATTGGTCGTCAATGGGTCAGCTAGGTAACTATGGAAAGCGTATCTTTTGGCGTCGCCTTGGTATGACTGTTAAACTGCGTGACCGTGTCTATGAAGTGTCAGGCACCGATCCAGTAAAAGTCTCTATTATGGCTGCTGAGTTACAACTATCACCAACAAGGGCGTAATGGAAAATATAACGCTAATCCCGTCTGCTAAAGTACCTGTATTACTATCTGATACAGATTTAATGTCAACCCAATGGTACAGATTCTTTTTTAACATCTATACGCTGACCAATAATGGCGTGTCGGGTAGTTTTACAACAAACGATGGTAAGACAGTTACCGTCACTAACGGCATTATTACGAAGATTGTATGAACGTAGAAATGACCGTCACTTACGGACAAGGGTTTTTACCTACCCTGCCTATGTTTGCAAATATGGGTTTGGCTAATATTGAGGTAACACCTGACAAAATTGTTAAATTGCAAGATGAATTGCTTAAAATGGAACAAGCAGACATCGTAACTGAGCATACGTTTACTCCAAGTGTTTATGAACGAAAGATTACTGTACCGCCGTGGTGTGTTTTAACAGGGGCAGCGCATAAAACAGATTACAAAGTTCGGCTAGAAAAGGGTACAATTGCTGTTAATATTGGTACAGAAGTAAAAATATTGACTGCGCCATGTGAATTTGATGCTTGTGCTGGCGAACAACGCGTTGGCCGCGTATTTGAAGATGAAGTAGTTTGGGTAGATATTTACGCAAACCCTGATGATTGTAAAGATATAGCAGTTTTAGAAGATCGCCTTTATGTTGTACCTGAGTGTGGATTAGGCGCAAACAGAGTTAAACAGTTAGCGACAACAAACATAGCTAAACTTGTTAATGAGGGAGAAATATAATGGCAGGATTTACAGCAGCCGCAATAGCAGGTAGCGCCATAATAGGTAGCATGGCGTCTCGTAGCGCCGCAAGCTCGCAAGCGCGGTCTGCGGGTGAAGCTACGCAAGCGCAACGTGATATTGCTGATCAACAAGTTGCGTTGCAACGTGAACAGTATTTAAAACAACTTGAGTTAAACGAACCGTTTAGGCAAGCTGGTCTTACTGGTCAAAATATGTTGTTAGCGCAACTGCAAGGTGGCCCATACGCGTCAGCTAAGTTTGGTGGCGTAGAAGGGTACGACCCAGCGTCTGCCATGCGAAACTTTGGTGCTAGTGATTTTCAAGCCGACCCAGGCTATGCGTTCCGTTTATCAGAAGGCATGAAAGGCATGAACGCTACTGCCGCTGCTAGAGGTGGTTTACTGTCTGGCAACGCTTTAAGAGCTGGGCAAGAGTACGGGCAACAATTAGGCTCACAAGAATATCAAAACGCTTTCAACCGTTACCAAGCTAATCGTGCAGCGCAAGCGCAAGAGTATGGTAATGCGTTTAATCGTTTTCAAACTGAAAGAACTAACACCCTTGCACCGTTACAAAGTCTAGCAGGCGTTGGACAGTCAGCTACTCAACAAGCCCAACAAGCAGCGCAAAACTACGCTACAGGTGCGTCTGGCGCATTAGGCAATTTTGGTAATGCTCAAGCTAGTAACATTATTGGTCAAGGCAATGCAAGGGCGTCGGGTTACATTGGTGGGGCTAACGCATTAAGTAGCGGAGTAGGCCAAGGATTAAATTTCTATCAGAATCGTAATTTAATAAATCAACTACAAAATAATCGTAATATGTACGCGGGTGGTGGTGGCGGGTATACTATGCCACAACCATACTCGTATGGCGGCGCAGATGCCGACACAATGTAATTTTAAGGACTAACTATGGCAACTATTGACTCAAATATTGCAATGGGATATAAGCCCGTTCAAATTGAAAATCCATTAAATCAGTTGGCGGCAATGACGCAGATTCAAAGTGGACAACAAGGTCAACAACTTAATGCGTTACAAATGCGTAAAGCGCAACAAGACTTTGATACACAAAATGCGTTAGCTGAAGCATATAAAGGCGCGTTTAACCCAGACACAGGTGTTTTAGACTATAGCCTTTTAACTAAACGATTAGCTGAAGGCGGCGCTGGGTCAGCCATCCCAGGCGTTATTAAATATAGAACAGAAGCTGATCAAGCGGCTGAACTTTTAAATAAAACAAAGATTGAAACAGAAAAAAATGTACAAACTCTTACTTCGCAAATGCAACGTGATTTAAGTAGAGATCCATCCGATCTAAATATTCAAAAAAACTTTGACGTTTTTGTATCTAGTGGGCTTTTTAAACCGCATCAAATAGCCGCTGCACAAGCTAAACGTGATCAATTGTTAGCTATGCCTTTTCCTAATAGACAACCATTTTTATCAAGTATAGGCGCAACCGCAGGCGAATTAAAACCAGTTATTCAAAATATGGATGTTGGCGGAAGTATAATTCCACGCGTGCTTGATGCGTATAGTGGTTTACCAATAAGTGAACAAAAACCTATCTTAAAAACACCAACGCAAGGTGAATTATTAACTAATGCACGTGAACAACAACGTATAAATCTTGGCGAGCGTCGAGATATTGTTGCTAGTACAAGTACCGCTGCTGATGGCACAGTTACGCAATTTAATAAATTTGGTGAAGTTATTAATAGAATTACCGCCGCTGGTAAACCTAGTGCTACGTTTGAAAAGACTATGGCGTTGAAAAAACAACTGAATACAGACCTTACAACAACAATTAAAGAACTTGAACGTGTTACGGCAGATAAAGGTTTAATTGACCAATCTACTGGTAGCGGCGCAGGTCGTTTAGCTGACATAGGCGTGGGCTTTTTTGGTGGCGCAAATGAAGGTGCAATTGCAACCGCTAAACTTAGACCTATTGCGGATATGGTTCTTAAAATGGTACCGCGTTTTGAAGGCCCACAATCTGATAAAGATACGGCGTCTTATAAAGAAGCTGCTGGTCAACTAGCAGATCCAACTGTACCAAATAAAATACGTAAAGAAGCTGCTATAGAGATAATTCGTTTAATGAAAAATCGTAAAAATCAATTTGTTAGCGACGTAATGGCAAATGAAGGAATGCCCGCAGGCGCGCCTCCACTACCGGCTGGCTTTACTGCTGATAAACCATAAAGGTTAATATGGCACTTCAAACCGCAACCAATCCACAAACAGGCGAACGTGTTGCTTTAATCGGCGACCAATGGCAACCTATTAAACAATCTGCTACTAATAAAGAAGGCGTTAAAGCCTTTTTAATTGGTGATAGCTGGTTAACCGATGAGCCTACGCCATCCGAAGGTACACGCGCTAACGTAGGCGCTGAAGTGCCGGCATGGGCTAAAGAATATCCTAAGCTCTACTCGGCTGCTGTTAAAGCACGTCAGATTGCAGGCCCTAGCGTAGAAATGTTAGGTGGTATGGTTGGGGGCGCTGTTGGCGCAGGTGCAGGCGCTTTAGCAAGTCCTACCGTTGTAATCAACCCTGTTACTGGCGGTGTTGCTGGCTCCGCGTTAGGGTACGGTATTGCTAAAGAAGGCTTGGAAGCTGCCGATGTAGCGTTAGGACTTAGACCTTCACAAACAATTGCACAAAGATTACCCGCCGCTGCGACTAATGTTGCTGAAGGTGCAACATACGACATACTAGGTAGGACTGTTGTAGGCCCTGCAATTAACAAATTAGTTAATTTAGGTTCTGCTGCGATAGGTAAAATAGCTGACATTAACCAGTTACCTAAACAATTAGCCGCAAGAATAGCACGCGAATCATTTGAAAATCCTGCTAATGTACAGGCAGGCCGTAATGCGTTGCAACAATCTACACAAGCTGGGCAAAATTTAACAGCTCAACAAGCGTTGGCACAAGGCGGTGTAGTTGCGCCTGGCGCCCAAGCGGTACTAGAAAAAGTACAGGCTAAAGTTGCGCCATCAATTCAAGCAACCAAATTGCTTAAAGATCAAGCCGCGCGTATGTCAACCATTAAAGATATTACACCTGATATTGACGCTGCGGTTACTGCAAGACGTATGGCGTCTAAACCGTTGTATGAGGCCGCAGACACGGCTGTTGTTCCTATTGATGCAGATTTATTAAGTATTATAAGTCGGATGCCAAACGGTACGTTAGCAAAAGCAGCCGAAATTGCTAAGATGGAAGGGCGCCCATTTATTATGGGTGCTTCTAAACCCGCGGGGGTAATACCAACCGGCGTGTTAGATGCCGCTGGTCAACCAATTACAAAACAAACTGCTGCCGAAATTCCTGAAATAACTGGTGAATCAATGCACTATATTAAGCGTGCATTAGGTGATATGGCGTATGGCCCAACAGCTACAACAGGAATTGGTCAAGACGCGCAACGTGCCGCGCGTACATTGTTAGACGACTACGTTAAAGTTTTTGAGACTAAAGTACCTGAGTACGGTCAAGCACGTCAAATCTTTTCGGATTTGTCAGCGCCGGTTAATCAAGCGCAAGTGCTTAAAGAAATGGTATCTGTATTAGAAAAGCCAGGCGGCGGCGAGCGTATTGGGGCATTTTTAAATACTTTAGGACGCGGCGAAGAAGCTATGCTTAAACGTGCCGGTGGTCGTGGCGGCCCACGTTTTGAAGCGCTTAATGAAGTATTAACGCCTGACCAGTTAAAAGTAGTAAAAGAAGTTGCAAAAGAATTAGAAACGCAAGCATCTGTTGGGTTACAAGTGTCACAAGGTCAACAACGTGCTACAGAATTGCTTAAAGATGAATTACCTAACTATCGTTTACCTAACGTGTTTAACGTAATTGCAACAACCGCCAATAAATTTTTAGATACTTTAGGCGTTAAAGTAGGTAAAAAGACACTTATTGAACTAGCTAAAGCAGGCGAAACAGCTAAATCATTTGATGAATTACTAGCTACATTACCCGCGCAAGAGCGTAATAAAGTGTTAAAAGCAATAAATGACCCTGCAACATGGAAAGCCTTTGTACCCACTACAGGTAAAATAACGATGGGTATTGAAGGCAAATTAAGCACACCAAAAGCTACAGTAACACTAAGTGAACCAACTAACGCATTAGCACCTGAACAGCAAAACCAAAACGCACTTGCAAGGTAATTATGGAATACTCAATAGCTGAAAACGATAAACGGATCAGCGTTCACGAACAAGTTTGTGAGCAAAGATACAAACGCATTGAAGAATCGTTTGACCGTGGAGATAAGCGCATGGCTCGCATTGAGTATATGTTGTATGCGTTGATAGCCGTTACATTCTTTGGCAAAGACACCTTGATGGAGTTGCTACAAGCGGTTATTGTAAAATGATGCCAGAAGGATTCCTGATTGAAAAGCTAGCGCCTGCCCTTGGTGGTTTGTTTGGGGGATTGTCGCTTGCTATGTTTTGGACTCCTGAGAAGTTGCAAGAGAAGGGTAAGGTTGCGTCTGTCTTTATTGCAGGCGGGATTAGCGCAATGGCGGGTTTTGCTTTCACAGGCATAGCTGCTGAAAAATTAGGCATTAGTTCTGATAAGTTAGACGTGCTAATTGGACTAGCGTGGGTGCTTGGAATGTGTAGCGTAGCGGTCATCAATTGGGTGTCTAACTACATGGTCAAGCGCGAACACATGGATATTAGTGAAGTGGCAGATGAAATTAAACATAAAAGAGCAAAGAAATGACATTAGTTCATTGGCTCATGTCTATCCTAGTAATTGAATTGATTGCAGTCTTTGTAGTAGCTTTCTTAGCGTTTTCGGGGTTTTTTACAGATATGCGGATGTTATCTAAAATTGGCATATTTGTAATGACGACAGGGCTAATGGTACAAGTTATGCGTTCATTACATTACTTTGAATATGGTGCGTACCCTATAGATACTTTGTTCCCTCTTTGGATAACTAAAGACATTGGCGCATCTATTATTATTTTTGACTTAGCGTTGTTACATTTTAGGAAGGATAAATAATGTTAGGACTTGATGCAATACTTAACATAGGCGGTAAGTTAATTGATAAGCTTATTCCTGATCCAGAGGCAAAAGCTAAGGCACAATTAGAATTAGCAACGCTAGCGCAAAATGGTGAGCTGGCTCAGTTACAGGCGGATGTAAGCGAACAACAAGAACTGACCAAGCGCGTGCAAGCTGACATGATGTCAGACTCTTGGATGTCTAAAAACATACGCCCTATGACTCTTGTATTCATTCTAGTAACCTATACCACGTTTGGCATGATGTCCGCGTGGGATATTGAGGTAAACAATAACTATGTGGAGTTGTTAGGTCAATGGGGTATGCTCATAATGAGCTTTTATTTTGGTGGTCGTACTCTTGAAAAAATTATGGATATGAAGGGTAAGAAATGATTAGCAATTGGGATAAGTCTTTCGATATGGTCATCGCCCATGAAGGTGGTTTTACAAACGATGAGCGTGACCCTGGCAATAAGTTACCAGACGGGCGCAAGGGATGCACCATGTGGGGGTGTACTCAAGCCAATTGGGAGAAGTACATCGGGCATACTGTTACACAAGATGATATGAAAGCGCTAAAGAAAGAAGATGTTAAACCGTTATACAAAAGAGATTATTGGGATGCCGTTCGAGGTGATGATTTACCTGCTGGCGTGGATTACGCCGTGTTTGATTTTGCTATTAATGCTGGGCCAGCCGCTGCTCGTAAGATGATACAGAAGGCGCTTGGCGTGACTGCTGACGGCTCTATTGGCCCTGCGACCATGAAAGCAATCCAAGAGGCAGACGGTAAAGACTTGCTGGATAGATTTAGTCACAGCAAAGAAGCGTTCTACAAGTCGTTGCCGACCTTCCAGACATACGGCAAGGGATGGCTCAAGCGTGTAGCTGACGTGCAAACATCCGCGTCAACTATGTTAGCGTGACTGCTGCCTAGCCATCTCACGCGCTTGCAAGCATAACTCAGCGTATTTCTTAGCAGTATCAGGGTGCCATCCACCCATCAATACGTCACAATTAACTTTTGAGCGTTCTTCCCTGCGCGTTAATTCGGTCATAGCGACCAAATAAGTGCAGACAATAATGCCGAATAACGCTACTAAAATAACTACGCCGTCTGTTTTCATATCACGTCTCCTAGTAATCCTACTGAATAACGGCTTAGTAAACGGAGCTGAAACTTCCGTAAAGCCATATTTTCAATCTCACTAACTCGACTACGGGAAATCCCTAACTCATCCGCAACTTCTTGCTGGCTCATGTAATTCTCATTGTTTTGTGGTTCAGGCAAATAATCATCGTAGTCGTCGTCCATTAGTAAGCACCTTTCTTTGGTGCGTTAACGGCGTGGCAACAATATCTTTCGCCCATCTGCTTAATCATTTTTTTAGAATCTTCAACTTGCTTCTGGCGTAATAACTCGCATATCTCAGGGTTAAATCGCCCAGCGCGTATCATTTGCGTGATCATATTCTTGTCGGTATTATTCATAGTTGCTCCTTGTATTGACTTGTCGATAGGCTTGGATAGCCGTTCGCAAGTCTTGTTTTAATAATTCTATCTCATAAGTATCCTCTAAAATCCGAGAATACGCTTCTGTTGCAAATTCAACTAAATTGGCGTGTGACCAGGCGTAGAAATCAGGTTCGGTCATGGCGCAATAGCTTCCTTCATAATCTCAATACGTTCACGGCTTACCCGCAAGGTGTTGTAACGCATATGCAATCTCTCCATGATGGATGCGCGTTTGAGGCCACGTCGCTCCTCAATCAACATAATTAATACCTCAGACTCATTGAGCTGATTCAGTACGGCTTGCAGCTTGCGCCAGCTTAACGGTTTCATTTTCGACCTTTCTTTGTAATTCAATTGTTTCAGCAGTAATTTTTTTTAATGATCTAAGCGCAGCGTTGTACTGCCGCGCCCTGATCGTTTCCTCAGCCATTGCCGCCTTCAGCTTGGCTTTGTATTGTAATAACCTTTTCATTCTTTCTTCTCCTTAATGTCATAAAACCAATCGTCACCTGCCGACCATTTGCGTGTGCCATCAACTGTCCATAACCGTTGCGCTGCCTGAAAGTCAGGAAACTTTGTCTCAGCAGGGATTAGGCTTTGGTCGTACCACAAGCAACGGTTGTTGGGTTGCGTAGCAAATTGACCGTTCTCTAATTGAATAAAGTTAAAAGACTTATGTTCTTCGGCCTGTTCAGTAAAGGTTGTGTCTACATCCAAGCCGTCAGCGCAGAAATCTACCGTAAACAAATACTTGCCAAAGTGCCAAGCTTTGTCTTTACCCAAAAACTTCACGCCCAAATTACGTAGCGCAATCTTTTCAATAATGGTAAATCTGTAGCTCATGCAATCCCACAACTGCAACACATCAATTGGCAGATTACCAGCGTCAGCGTGCCAGACATACGCATGGATGGGCAACTTGTCGTACAACGCGCCATACGCAGGCAATAGCGATTCAATACGAAAGACCTGCCCACGCAAGGCTTTAAGGCTAACCCAAACGCAAGGCTCTAACTCGCCATGCCCTTTGTGGTCGTTGTACAAAAACTCACGCTTTACAAAACATTTAACAGGTGGCAAGGACGCAACAATATAGCTCATTTTTCCGTTGCCTTTTGTAGTAATGCTCTAGCAAATTTATACACATCGCAGTATTCATACGCCCGATCTTCCGTAAAAATAAAACTTGCAAGTTCTTCTATCTCCTTATCTGATATGTCACGCAACTTATAAAGTGGCGTCAATTCAAACATAGGGTTTGGTGGCATTTCTTTAAAAAGTACGCCATTTTCAGACATATACGCTACTGATTCAGTCATGGTTTTTCTCCTTGGTTATTTACTGCAATACGGGCATCTAACCAATATGGTTAGTATTTTTGACTTACAATGTACGCAAATGTAGCGGGTCATTTTTCTCTCGCTTTCTGTAAAATTTCTCTAATACATTCACGTTGTAACCATCCAAAATTATCAAAAAAATACTCGTCGTACACTTCTTTTATCTCATCATCCGTTAATTCACGCAACTCAACTTCTTTAGATAGCCGATTAACTTCTAACATCAACCGTGCAATCGTAGCCTCGGCACTCTCAAGCAATTTGATCAACTGTTGTTCGTTCATGTCAGCTCCTCCATAGCTATTTCCGATAACGCCTTCTTATCCTTCAAGGCACCCAAAATGCGCTCCTCAATCGTTTTCGTTGTGATGAGGATGTAAACCCACACGTCATGCTTTTGACCGCTTCGGTGCAGTCTGCCGATAGTTTGTTCGTAATACTCTAGCGACCACGGCAGAGATACAAACACCATCTTGCATCCGCCATGCTGTAGGTTTAACCCATGCCCTGCCGATAGTGGGTGAATTAACAACAGTTCTATTTCACCTGCGTTCCAACGGGCAATCGACTGCGGATCATTAATCGTCTGTGCGCTAGGGTACTTACGCTTGAGTTCTGCCAGCTCCTCGATGTAGTTGTAAACAATGATGGTATTCGCCCGTTGGTTCTCACTCAGCAGCTCATCTAACATATCAAACTTATGGGTGCTAAACCAAATAGGCGTCTGGGTGACGTTCATCCGCCCAGGTGTATTAGATGCAGTTGTTTCGGTACTGTAAACAAAGCCTGACGACATCTGTTGTAACTTCTGTGTAACAACGGCTGCTCTAACCGCCGTAATTTTTTCTTTACCAAACTGAACAACACAGTCCTTCT